AAACCTTCCTGGCATTTGCTTGGGCTTCATCTGCGGCAGTAGCGAAAAAACGTATGGTACTGGGCCAATGTGAAAAGGTGATGTTTAACCAGGGTGGTTGGAAGAAGGCTAGGCAGGAACAGCAGATGCGGGACTGGTTCGGCTATGTACCTGTTTATCTCATTACAGTAGACGCAAGCTTTTGCGAAAACTCTAATGATCGTGAGTTCTGTCGTTTGATTGAGCATGAACTTTATCATATTGGTGTTGAACGTGATCCGGATGGCGAAATCATTTATAGCGATATGACCGGCTTACCAAAGCATTATCTTGCTGGCCATGATGTAGAAGTGTTTTTTGGTGAAACCAAACGCTGGGGAGCTGATGAGTCAGTTAAGCGTTTACTGGAAATCGCGAAGAATGCGCCGTTTGTTTCTGAAACTAATATTGCTGCGTGTTGTGGGACGTGTGTGATCAATTGAGCCTAAAGGCTCTTTTTTTTGCCTTTCTTGCTATACGTAGCTATACGAAGGTGAGTTTATGGCAGCACTTAAAGAGCCTGTAAAAATCTTTATAGTTCAGTCTCTTGCTTGCTTTGAAACCCCTCAACAAGTAGTAGACGCTGTAAAGCAAGATTTTAATATTGAAATTACACGTCAACAGGTAGCACTTTATGATCCAACCAAAGTTGCCGGACGTAATCTGAGCAAAAAATTAAAGGATCTATTTGAGCGTACCCGCAAGGATTTTCGAGAAAATATCGAAGATATAGCAATTGCTAACAAGGCTTTTCGTTTGCGTGAGCTTCAAAAGATGTATGAAGATTCAGGTCGAAATAAGCGCGTAAAGCAGAACCTGTTAAAGCAAGCATTTCAAGAAACAGATGGTCGTATCACAAAGACAGATATAACCACAAACGGCGAATCTCTTAATACGGCGAAACCTACGGTAATTGAACTGGTAGCTCCTAATGTCAAAGGTACAGATTGAATTACCACCTAAACTCATCCCGCTATTTAGCACCAGCAATATCCGTTACAGGTCTTCATGGGGTGGCCGTGGTTCAGGTAAGACTAGAAGCTTTGCACTGATGACGGCGATCAAGGGTTATATATATGCCGAGGCTGGTGTGAGCGGGTTGATCTTAGGTGCGCGTGAGTTTATGAACTCATTAGCTGATTCATCTATGGAAGAAATAAAACAGGCGATTCGCTCAGTTCCTTTTTTAAAAAACTATTACGAGATGGGTGAAAACTTCATTCGTACTAAAAATAAAAGAGTGAGCTATGGATTCGCTGGTCTACGCCATAACCTGGACAGCATCAAGTCTAAAGCGCGTATTCTGCTGTGCTGGGTAGATGAGGCTGAAACCGTTTCTGAGATGGCATGGCGTAAGTTACTACCTACAGTGCGTGAAGATAACTCTGAGGTGTGGGTTACCTGGAACCCTGAACGACGTGATAGTGCGACCAGTACACGTTTCAGACATGAAGAAATTTATGATGACCTGACTGGTGAACTGATCGGTCTCGGTGTAGAGATGAACTATACCGATAACCCATGGTTTCCTGAGGTCCTTGAAATCGAGCGCCGCCGTGATCAGGCCACTCTGGATGATTCGACCTATCGCTGGATCTGGGAGGGCGAGTATCTAGAATTATCTGAAGCACAGATCTTTCGAAACAAGTTTGAAATTCAGGAATTTGAGCCTGATCCCTATAGCTGGGATGGACCATATCAGGGTCTGGATTTTGGCTTTGCTCATGATCCGCTGGCCGCGACACGTTCATGGATTCATGACGATTGCCTCTGGATTGAGTATGAGGCAGGCGCTGTAGGGCTAGAACTGGATGATACGGTAGAGTTCTTGTCAAAACTCATCCCTGATTTTGAAGATTATGCAATCTATGCCGATAACGCACGACCCGAGTCTATTAGCCATCTAAAACGAAACGGATTAAGCCGTATCAAGGCATGTGAAAAAGGAAAGGGTTCAGTCGAGGATGGTATTGCCTTTATCCAGTCATTCAAGCGGGTCTATATTCACCCTCGGTGTAAGGAAACCCTAAATGAGTTTAGAAACTACTCTTATAAAAAAGACCGGTTAACGGATGAGGTGTTACCAATCATCATTGATGCCTATAACCACTACATCGATTCAATCCGTTATGCCCTGGAGAAAATATCCAAGGGCAGGCGTAAAGCTAAACCTGCTACAGCAGGAAGTCGAACATTCTCGTAAGGAAAACCTATGGCAAAGTCTAAAAAAGGCAAAGCAGCTAAAAAGGCTTTGTCTTATGGCAACTTATATACACAAGAAGCAGTTACGCAATTTCTCTCTAACTTTGGCCGACAGCCAGATACGGATGAGGTTTTACGTAAGGCGGGTATAGCCCGGCATAGACTGAAAATTATGCTGGATGATGACGAAATTGCCCAAGCAATAGAGACGCGTATTGATGCATTGCTTGCTACACCATTTCGGATTGAACCAAGTGATACTCCTGTTGCAGCGCTACTGAATATCGAACTAAAAGAATGGTATTTTGAAATTGCATCTGCTGCACTAAACGCCTTGTTATTTGGTTACTCCGTACAGGAAGCCGTATATGAGCTTAAGCCTGAAGGGTATGTGGGACTGCAATGGATTGGTGAAAAGCCCATGCAATGGTTTGAACCAAAAAATGATGGACGATTAATCTACCGGCAAGACGGTTACGGTCGAGAAGAAGAAATTGATCAAAAGATAAAGTTCTTTCTGACACGCCGTAAAGCCACTTATGAGCAACCCTACGGAAAAGCACTGTTAGCCACACTATATTGGCTTTATTTCTTTAAACAGAATGGCTTTAAATTCTGGGCCAAGTTCCTGGAGCGTTTTGGTACACCCATACTTCTCGGCAAGGTGGATACAACTGGCACAGAAGATATGGCTAAAGCTTTGCTCAATGCTCATGCTCAAAGTGTTCTCGCAATTGATAAGGACGATGATGTAAGTGTTTTGACTGCCGGAGCAAATGGAACAGCCGGCTCATCATTCGATATGTTTAATAGCGTTCTAATTCGGCAAATTCAAAAGGTTGTATTGGGACAGACACTCACCAGTGGTACAGATGGAACTGGCAGTCGCGCTCTTGGTCAGGTACATGAAAATGTGCGACAGGATAAACTGAAATCTGATATGCGGCTAGTGACTCCAACGATCCAGGCAGTAGTTGATGCCTTATGCATGCTCAATGGATGGGATGAACATAAGGTGAGCTTGGGTGAGGAAGCTAAACCTCTTAATAAAGAGCAGGCCGAACGGGATGTTCACCTGAAAAATGCAGGTGCAAACCTATCGGATGACTACTTTATTCGTGAGTATGGCTTGCAAGAGGGTGATTTAAAGTCTGTAACTGACTTGAACCAACCCGATTTGCAGTTTAAAGCTTTACCCCATAAAGCCTTTAGCTTTGCGACAACTACCAGAAAGCTATCACCTGAGCAGCAGGAAGTAGAAGAGCTGACTGATGCACAGCGCAATATTGAACTCTTAAGCAATGATCAGGTAAACGAGCTCCTGCAGAAGAGTGGAACACCAGAAGATCTAGCCTTTCATCTAATACAGCTTATGCCTGAGGCCAGTCAGTCTCAGTTCACGGCGAATCTGGAACGAGCTTTATATGCAGGTGATGTACTAGGGTATGTCACAGCAGAAAAAGAAAGATGATTAATTAAAATCCGTTACATATTTATAGAATTAGAGGTTTCTCATAATGGTTATGAAAGAAGCTGCATTCATCTGTAAAATGTAACTGGCGAAAAATCCCAAATAAGGGGTTTTTTCATAAGGTTCTTACAATGCGTAATAAGTAATAGCAATAATTTAAGAGTGTAAGATTATGACTTTAAATTCTTGGATAAATATCAGACCGGCAAGTTCTGACGATTTTGAAAAATTGGTAGACATATGGTTCGAGGCCTCTATTCGTGCACATCATTTCATTCCTGAGTCTTACTGGGAAGAAAACAAGGCTGAAATGCAGAATAACTATTTACCGAGGTCTGAGGTTTATCTGGCAGAAGATGAACAGCAAATATATGGTTTTATCGCGCTGGTAGAAAACGAAATTGCAGCTATTTTTGTTGCGCCAGACCAGCAAGGTAAAGGTATTGGAAAATTACTTATATCCCATGCTAAAAACTTGAGGCCTCAACTGGTATTAAATGTATATCAGGATAATAAGAACAGTATTGCTTTTTATAAGTCCGAAGGTTTTGAGGTGGTACAAGAGTCTTTTGAAACCGAAACGCAGTCTAAAGTATTTGTGATGTCTTGGATTAAGTAGTTTAGAGATGATGAGTCTGGATAGAGTTAAAAGCAGCTTCTAAGCTGCTTTTTTATTGGAGCCGAAAATTGCAACCAGTCACATTCTTAGAGGCCTTACAGTTTGCCCGGTCTCGTAAAATCGTATTGCCTGATGAGTTTTACTCTCTGGATCTCAAGACACGACAACTGGCAACCACGGTCAGTTTTTTATCGAGCATAGAACAGATCCAGACTGTGATAGCCGCCGTAAACAAGGCCATTGCAGATGGCTCGACATTTGAGGACTTTAAGAAAATGGTCGCTGAAAATGAGATCAAGCTAAGTGAGCCTTATCTCAAGAATGTTTTTAGAACCAATATTCAGACAGCGTATAGTCATGGACGCTGGCAACAGCAGCAACGCAATAGAGACAAACGACCATACCTGATGTACTCAGCTATCGATGATAGCCGGGTCCGTCCAAGTCATCTGGCATTAAATCGAATTATTCGTCATATCGATGATCCATTCTGGCTCATGTATTACCCGCCGTGGGGCTTCATGTGTCGCTGTACAGTGATTGCATTAACTGAAAAACAAGCGGAAAAATACGGTATTACGCCAGATGATCAGCTACCGGAAGTGGCTGAGGAAATGGGGTGGAGTACCAGTCCAATGACCTATGGCGATCTATCTGGTCTGGTGGACCAGAAGATACTGGATTCTGACCTGGATAAAGCGTTTTTGCTGGAGCAGAAAGAGATCATCAAAGCCGAGTGGACGGCAAGTAAAAAGCTGGCCAGTTTATTTGCTCCAATGGATGAGCAGAGCCGTGATCTATTTAAAACCATTGTTGAGACAGTTTTACCTTTAGATCCGGAAATACGTCCAAGTACAATTAAGACTTTCCTGGATTATGTACAAGGCAATGATTCAGCTCTTACGGCGCAGTTAAACCAGCCCCCTGTCACTCTGGCTGAGGAAGTGCTTAAACGCTGGTTGAAGGAGGATTTAGGCAGGCTACAGGCAGTGGCATCGAATAGTACAGCGACAGTGGCCGGATCAGCTTCACTAACCTACGCTGCATCATTGGAGGTAGGTAAGGTGATTACACTGGATGCGCCATTACTGCTTGCAGGTTCTGGCTCAAATATCGTGATTCAGATTGAGAATGCTAAAGGTTTAGGTATCGATCTGGATAAGCTAAATGCCGGGCAAGGCGTACTGTTTCCGTTAGGCATATCTTTTCAGGTCGTTTCAAGGGAAACCGTGGAAGGACAGATTGTTTATTTACTTAAGGCTTTAAGAAACTAATCTCTTTAAAGCTTTATCTTCGTTCGGTATATTAATTTCTGAATTTGTCCATGCGATTAAAAAATGACGATCTATACTTACGAAGAAAATAATTTAATACCGATTAAAACTACAACATTTGTTGAGGCTGAAATTTTAGAAAGATCTCATCTTCAACAAGCTATTAAAAATAATATCGGTGTTATTGCACCTGATTGTTTAGTTATTGCGGAAGAATATTCAGACTGGGACAGCTCTAGGAAACGAATTGATCTTCTAGCAATTGATAGAAGTGCAAATTTAGTTGTTATTGAATTAAAGCGTACTGAAACTGGAGACCACATGGAGCTTCAAGCGATTAGATATGCTTCCATGGTTTCAACCATGACACTTGATTTAGCTTTAGAGAAATTTTGCAAATTTAAGCAAATAAATGGATTTCCTTTGTGTGACAAAGAGAGTGCTTTCACTGAAATATCAGACTTTGTTGATGTTGAATTAGATGAAAGTACCTTTGGTGATGATGTAAGAATAATTTTAGTATCTCCAAATTTCTCAAAGGAATTAACCACAACAGTAATGTGGATGAATGAACGCAATATTGATATCAAATGTGTACGGATTCAACCATATACATACCATGGCTCCATTTTAATTGATGTGCAGCAGATCATTCCTCTACCTGAAGCTGAAGATTACCAAGTTAAAGCCCAGAAAAAATCTGAAGAGCGAAGAGAGGCTAAGACCACAATTCAAAAAGACTATTCAAAATTCATATTTAATGGTGAAACGTTAAATAAGCGAAATCTTGCTTATGAGATTGTTAGAACCCGATTTAATGAATTACCTGAGAAATCATTTGAAAATCTGTATTCAGATTTTATGCAATACGAAAATGTTGAAGGGTTAATTGTTAAATATGAGGAAGTTTTAGAAAATAGAAAAGATAGATATTTCTATGATGAGAGTAAAGTCTTAATTATGGACAATGGCGATAGATATGTTGTTTCCAATCAATGGGATAAAGTAAATATTTATAAACTTATTGAGGTTGCAAACAACTTTAATTATGAAATTATAGATCAATCTCAATCTGGAGTGGTTCGCTCTTATGAATTGAACGATCATCTTATAGAGCAACTTGAAGATAAAACGATTTTGGTTTCTAGGAATGGCGAAAGCTTAAAGGCTTACCCTTATCTAGAAAAGTTGGGACTTGAACATGGTGTTTCCACAACCAATAAGTATGGGAAAAAAAAGAATACTCGCCAGCTAGGTAAGGAAATTTTAGATAAGTTAATGAGATAAATAGTTTAATTTCGCAATAAACCGCCGTTAAGGCGGTTTTTTTATGGAGCATGAAAAATGCCAGATCCAAATGAAGAACGGCTGAAGTTTCTATTTAATACATCAGCCATTGAGGTACCTCAGGCCAAAGAGGGAGAAAAGCGCACATTTAAAGGTACGGCGTATAGTGGTGGACGTGTAGATGGTCACTGGTATTGGGGCCGTACTGGTGTGGTCTTTGATCTTGAGGGTATCGAAATTGATTCACCTACTGCATTGCTGGAAGAGCACTTCGGCTCTAATCGTATCGGTGTAGTTAAAAAAGTCGATACCAATGGAAAGATCGATGTAGAAGGACACTTCCTGACTAATGAACGGGCCAAGGAGATTGTCCAGGACTCTGATGACGAGTTTCCATTTCAAATGTCCATGTTTATTGATCCGGGTTCAGTTGAAGAGGTAAATACAGGCCAGACCGTTGTGGTTAATGGTCAGTCATTTACCGGACCTATCGCCGTTTTTCGTAACAACCGTATTCGTGAATTCACGATCTGCTCTACCGGTGCTGATCGGAATACATCAATCAAAGCCTTCTCAGGCAAACCTAACTTCAATCAACCACCAGAAGAGGACACAAACGTGACCGAAATAGAAAAAGCACAACAGGCCAAACAGCAGGCAGAAAAGGAGCGCGATGATGCGCTGGGAGAGCTGAAACAGTTTAAAGCACAGAAACGTGCTGATGAGATTGCAGCTTTAGAAACAGAGCTGAAAACACAATTCAGTGCTGAAGATAAAACCGCATATACCAATATGGATGATTCCGTGTTTGCCTTTACTGCAAAGCAGCTTCGGCAGTTCTCTGCAGGTGGGCAGCAGCCACCAGTTGGCCAGCAGCAACAACAAACACCAAGTGTAAATCCTGCGCTGAACTACCTGTTCAATCATCAGGCTACTAGTGGCCAAGGTGGGCAAGCACCACAAGGATCAGCTTTGGATCAGGCATTCGCTAAATTTGCGGCAGCTCAGGAGTCTAAATAATGGGAACAATTACTCAAACTATTACGACCAATCAATTGGTGGTAGGCGATGGTATTCGCACCGAAAATGCCAAAGTAAAAACAGCAACTGCATACAAACGTGGGGATCTACTCAACGTTGGTGCAAATAATGTGGCTGACCACCCTATTGTTACCACTGGGGTGGTAGGGGATTGGAACGCGATTGCTGTTTCAGATTTCACTGCAGAGCAATCTACATATCACGCCAACAATAACTTAGAAATGCCAATCTATACACAAGGTCCTTTCGATATTGCTGTAGTTACTGTGAACGGAGTTCCATTAACAGCAGATCAATATGATGCAGTACGTGCACAGGCATTGCCTAATAAAATCGAACTTCGTAAAGTGGTGGGGAACTAAGACATGAGTCAAACTTTTACATTTCAAAATGCACCAGTTGAATTGCTGGATGTGCCACAACTGGTGCTACTGACCGACACTACTCAAAAAGTAGATACTTGGTTGATGGATCGCTTTTTCCCTCAACGTGTTTCATACACCAAAAAGGAAGTTCCAGTTGGGGAGTTGAATACAGCAACTCCACTTGCGCCGTTTGTTACTCCGACTGCAGCTGGTCGCCAAATCAAAGTAGGTGAATCTGGCAACGTGAAATTCGTGAAGCCCGCTTACTTAAAGCCAATGATGACGGTGATGCCAAGTGAAGTGCAAAACACGGCTCTGATCGCACGCTTACGTCAGTTTGGCGTGATTGCGACCGGTTCAAATCGATTGTCTGATGCAGACTTGCTCTTAATCGACCAGGCACAAAAGGCTCTGTACCTGCGTCAATCTATTGAAAACCGGAAGCTGCTGATTGCCCGTGATGTACTGCTATATGGTAAGACTACTTTTGCCTCAGCAGATTTCCCGATGTACGAAGTGGATTATGAGCGGAACCCGGCCTGTAACTTCACACCTCTAATTAAATGGGGACAAGCAGGAGCCACACCGGTTAAGGATATTCAGGCGATGATTGACTTGGCTGTTGAACATTCAGGTACATCACCAATCATGGCATTAACCACTTCTAAGGTGTACAACACATTAACTAAAGATCCTGAGTTTAATGAGAAATTCATTACGCCGTATAAAGGGATCAGTGTTCCAATCACGCCAACTTTCGACCAGGCTGAAAAACCTCAGTTCCGGGGCACAGTCGACAATATTGAAATCTGGACCTATGACGTGAAACACAGCATGGAAGGTGTGGCGGAACGCTTTATTCCAGAAGATTTCTTTGGTCTGGTTTCTGATGCTAATGGATGGATCGCACATTGTGCATTGCAAAATGTTGAAGCATTTGGCCAGGCTTTGGAATTCTATTTAAGCCAATGGCAAGAAAAGAATCCTTCAAGCATTCAATTACTCGCTGAATCCTCTCCACTGGCTGTTCCAAATAACAAGAACGGTTTAGTGGGTGGTCGTGGATTCGTATAAGGAGAACTCAATGCCAAAATATATTGCAAAACAGTCGATCGGACATTTCCGTCCAGGTCAGGAAATAAAAGGGCTTGAAGCTAAACAACTTCAGGCCCTTTTAGCATCTGGGGCTATTGAAGAATATCAGGAGCCGGAAGAGCCTAAAGCAGATGGTACTGCTGCACGTTTGGCTGAGCTTGAAAAAGCCAATGCTGATCTGACAACGGCTAATAAAACCTTAGCAGATGACAAAGCTAAAGCTGAGCAGGAAATTGCTGAGCTTAAAGCAAAAGTGGCTGAGTCTGAAAAGGCTAAGCCAGCGTCTAAGTCTAAGACCAGTGACAAGCCAGCTGAACAGGGTGCTGATGCAGCCAAGTAAGGTGATCTATGTACGCAACAGAAGCAGACATGGTGAAGCGGTTTGCTGATGACATTGAAGAACTAAAGCTGATGCATGCAGATGCAGCAGCTTCTATCAATGAAGCACTTCAGGATGCGGCAGAAGAGATTAACGGTTATATCGGTGGCCGTTATCCTCTGCCTCTTCCCAATGTGCCCAGTAATCTGAACCGCATGGCCTGTGATATTGCCCGTTACCGGCTTTATTACCAGCAACCCACTGAAGAAGTACGTAACCGTTATAAGGATGCGATTAAATTTCTTGAACGGGTACAAGACGAGAAAGCACATCTACAGATTCAGACCGCAACCAATGAAATTGTAGATGATCAGCCCAAGGGCCGGCCTACCACAATGCCCATCGGAACCAGTTATGTAGGAGGCGTGTTTGGTGATGAAACGCTAGACAAGATGCCTTCATTTAAATAAGGAGGAGGTATGGCTTTTGCTATAACAATTCGTCCTGACAATGAATCTGCCGTAATGGCAGTACTGCAGCATATGGCCGATTTCGACAGCAGAAAGGAGGATATATTTGTCGAGATTGGTGGCTATGGGGTTCACTCCACTCAAGACCGGTTTATTGGCCAGCATGATGTAGACGGTAACCCATGGAAACAGTCATGGCGAGCCCGAACGCAAAATGGTCAAACAGGCCGTGATACGGGTGAATTAATGAATGAATTGCACTATAACCTGCGCCCTGACGGTGTTGAGTGGGGTTCAAACAAAATGTACGCCCATGTTTTTCATTTTGGTGCAACCATTCTGCCTAAAACGGCGGAGTACTTAACCTTTGCGGTGGGTGGCCAGTTCAGGAAAGTGAAACAGGTCAATATCCCTTCTCGTACCTTTCTGGGCATCAATCAGGATGATGATGAAGAGATCCTTAATATTATCGGGAGGCATATAGGTGTCTGACTTTTTTGCAGTACGTGGAGAAATTGCCGAGAAGCTCAAGGAGATTCCGGATTTCAAGCAGATCTATACGCCGTTGAACTCTGTACTGGTGACTGAAATGGCTCAGGTAACCCCATCAGCTCACGTCAACTTCGTGCGGGTTCGTCCTAAGGATAGTGCGGGCAAGGGAAAAATGAACATGATCAGCCAGCAGTGGGCGGTCACCGTGGCCTGTAAGAATGCCCGTTCACAGTCTATAGATGGTTCAGCGGTAACAGATCAGGCGGGTAATCTTCTTGAAGATGTTATTCAGTTGCTCTCAGGCTGGAAGCCAGCCTCGGCACGTGGGGAATTGATGCTGGTTGATGTGAAAGAAGCCTTCAGTACAGGTTTTGCATATCTCACAGCAGTATTTGAATCAGAACGATTTATCTAGGAGCTAGTCATGGCAGCAAAACAATATACGGCACTACAACCTGTAGGCCGGTTTAAAAAAGGGGATTTCGTGGGTGGACTCACCGATGCTGAAATCCGACAGCAATTAGATGCAGGTACGATCAAAGAGGTAGAAATAGAAAAGCCCTCTGAAGAGTCGAAACCAGCTGCAGCAAAAACTACAAAAGAGGTAAAAGCAGATGGGAAATAAACCAGACGTTATTTCGTTA